TTCACTTGACGCTTCGTTGCTACATTTAAGTGCATTAGCTTTCTATGCACCCATTGCTCTTATACATGACTCTGTATTGTGTCGTGCTACAGACATGGAGCTACTCAGTTCCGTAGTACGAGAAACATACATGCATTTATTTGCAGAGCATGATTACTTACAAGACTTCGCTAATCAAATAGAAGCGGAGACTGACCCACCGATCATTGGAGATCTGGAACCAGAATCCGTGATTGAATCCACTTATTTTTTCTGTTAATGCCACGTACTATTCACAAAACTGAACAGCCTGTAGTCCTTGAAGGTTACCAAGCTGTACTGAAACCAAGCAAGTTTGGTTACTCACTAGCTGCTATTGTCGATCAGTCAATGGCTGATACCCTTGAAGATGACCGTATTGAGTCACTCAAATGGGCAGAGACTAAACTGAAGAATCCTAAGCGTTCAACGCTAAAACCTGAGCCATGGGAAGAAGTAGCTGATGGACAATATAAAGTCAAGTTCAGCTGGAACGAAGAGAATCGCCCACCTGTTGTAGATACAGAGGGCACACAAATCACAGATGAAGCTACACCTATGTATGCTGGTAGTCGTGTCAAGTTGGCATTCTATCAAAAGCCATACATCTTACGTGATGGAGTTACTTATGGAACGAGTCTTAAACTGGTTGGTGTACAACTGGTGTCTCTCAATTCAGGAGCTGGTGTAGATACTGGTGATATGAGTACTGAAGATGTAGCAGCTATGTTTGGCACAACTGAAGGTTTTAAAGCTTCTGAACCTAATGTAACGCCCGCCGAGGCAGAACCTGAGGAGGATGATTTCTGATGGCATTTCGCTCCGGGCTTGAGGAGAAAGTTGCTGATTTACTTGTCGAGCTTGGAGTTAAGTATGAATACGAAACCGTCAAGATTCCATATGTAATTGAGCACTTGTACTGTCCTGACTTTATCTTACCCAATGGTATACATCTAGAATGTAAAGGCTATTGGGAAGCTGAAGATCGTAGGAAGATCAAGGCAGTTAAACTACTGAACCCTGATCTAGATTTACGCATGGTCTTTCAATCTCCATTCAATAAAATTAGTAAGAAAAGTAAAACCACTTATGCAAAGTGGTGCGATAGACATGACATCCTTTGGACATCATTCAAAAACATCCCCCTTAACTGGCTCGTCTGAATTTATAAGGCATGAAGCATGTAACAATTGTGGATCATCAGATGGTAATAGTATCTACTCTGATGGTCACGGTTATTGTTTTGTGTGTCATGCTTATACTCAAGGTGATGAAGAGCCAATACACATTCATCAAACAAATCGCGTGCAGATTAAAGGCTCAGCTGAACGGCTGCAGAAACGAAGAATCTCTCAACAAACATGTGAAAAATACAAAGTATATCGTGATGGAGACAAGTTAAGGTTCTACTATCACGATCAATCTGGCATTGTCAAAGGTGCTAAGGTAAAAACAAAAGACAAACAGTTTACTTACGAAGGAGACTCACCTGGTACATTCTTTGCTCAATATCTTTGGGGAAACAGTGGTAAGCGCATCATCATTACAGAAGGTGAGCTAGACTGCGTATCATATGCAGAACTATTCCCAACTTGGCCGGTTGTGTCACTACCTAGTGGTGCAGCAGGTGCTAAGAAAGCAATACAAAAGAACTTAGAATTCCTCCAAGGTTACAATGAAATTGTACTTTGGTTTGATTCTGATGAACCAGGACAGAAGGCTGCTGAAGAAGCTGCGAGTGTGTTACCACCTGGCAGGGCATTCATCGCCCGTCTAGAGGCTTACAAAGACCTCTCAGACGCCTTACAAGCTAATGATTACAAGGCTATCGATGATGCATTCTTTAAACGTAAAGAGTATCGTCCCGATGGTATTGTAGATGGTAAATCATTACTTGAATTAGTTACTACACCATCACCACCATCAGATCATGACTACCCATTTCAAGGATTACAAGCAAAGCTTCACGGGATCAGGTACGGAGAACTTGTTACTATTACTTCGGGATCTGGACAAGGCAAGTCGTCCGTGTGTAGAGACTTGGCAGCTCACTTGTTATCGAAGGGAGAACGAGTCGGTTATTTGGCACTTGAAGAGTCAAACCGCCGTACTGCTTTAGGGCTTATGTCTCCTATTGTTGGTAAAGCATTACACATGGGTGAACACGATCGTTCTACGTTAACTGAAGCCTATGATAAAACGCTTGCCAAATGGGATTTATTTCTTTTTGATGGGTTTGGATCTTTTGATCCTGATATTATCTACAATCGTATTGACTACCTTGCTGCAGGTCTTGATACCAAGGTTATCTTTCTTGATCACCTATCCATCCTCCTCAGTGGATTAGATGGAGACGAAAGACGAATGATAGATACTACTATGACCCGCCTACGTTCACTAGTTGAACGCACAGGCATTGCTTTATTTCTTGTGTCGCATCTTAAGCGCACATCATCAGACCAAAACCATGAGGAAGGTGCACGTGTTACACTCGGACAACTTAGAGGAAGTGCGGCAATCGCTCAGCTTAGCGATGCAGTTATTGGACTCGAAAGAGATCAGCAGAGTGGATCTAAACACTCTGATACAACTGTTAGAATTCTCAAGAATCGCTACTCTGGGGAAACAGGCGTTGCTTGTCGATTGAACTATGACTTATCTACCTGTAAATTCAATGAAACAACAGAAACAGCAGACTTCAACCCTTCAACAGACTTCTGAATTGAAACGACCTAACCCACCAACAGCTCAAGCAATAGCTAAAGCACAGTTTGTAGACAAGACATACAAATGGTCTGGTAGGTAATGCTGATCTTTGATTTAGAAACTGACGGATTACTCTGTGATGTTACCAAAATCCACTGTCTCTGTATTTATGATACAGAAACTGATCAAACAATGGTGTTCAACGATCAATCTTTTAAACATGCAACAGATAAACCAGCTGCTGAACCAATTATTAGAGGTATTCAGTATCTGGAAGACGCTGAGTGTATTATTGGTCATAACATTATTGGGTACGATCTTGCTATCATTAATAAGCTATACCCCTGGTTTAGACGTATTGGTGATTGCTTGGATACTCTTTTGCTCAGTCGTTTGTATCACCCGAACCTCCTAGATATAGATAAGAAACGTGTCTGGAAAGACATGCCTCTTAAGTTATATGGTCGTCATAGCCTTGAAGCTTACGGCTATCGTTTAGGAGAGAACAAAGGTACATTTGGTAAAGACACAGATTGGAAAGAATGGTCACAAGAAATGCAAGATTACATGATACAAGACGTTGTTGTTACTAACAAACTTTGGAAACATTTTCAACCATACCTGAGTGGATTAAATTAGAACATGAGTCTGCCGAAATCCTCACAAAACAGGAGCTACATGGATGGTACTTTGATGAACGCGCTGCATGGGAACTTGCATCTACTCTCAGAAGAGAGCTTGAACAAACTTATCAATTACTACGTGACAGGCACCCTTACGTTGCCGGACCAGTATTTACTCCTAAGAGAAATAATCGGACCCAAGGCTATGTCAAAGACGCTCCATTCACACGTTTAAAAGAACTAAACCCGACATCACGCGATCACATCTCATGGATATTGCAAACGTTCTGTGGTTGGAATCCAACCCAGAAGACAACTACTGGGAAACCAGTTATCGACGAAGTTATTCTGACCGAGATTGGATCTCCGATTGCTATGCAGTTTGCGAGATGTTTGACGGTAACGAAAATGCTTGGGATGATCTCCGAAGGCGCGAACGCATGGCTGAAGCTATCTACGACTGCTAGTCGAATACATCACCATTGTTCAGTAGCTACTGCAACATTTAGACAAGCGCATCGTAACCCCAACTTGGCGCAAGTTCCAAGTGATCCTAGATTTAGGCAGCTATTTACTGCTAGTCCAGGTTTAGTAATGGTTGGGGCAGATTTGGCAGGAATCGAGCTAAGAATGCTTTCGCATTTTCTTGCAAAGTATGATGGAGGACGCTACGCTGACATCCTACTTAACGGTGACATCCATCAGGTCAATGCTGATAAGATAGGTATCAGTCGTAAACAAGTTAAGACGGTAACCTACGCCATGCTATATGGGGCAGGCAATGAAAAAATTGGACACAGCTATGACAAACTTCTTTCATCCTCGGCAGCAAAGAAAAAAGGACAAGAGATCAGAGAAGCATATGTTGATGCGATTGAAGGACTCGGTGATCTCCTGGATGCAATTAAAAAAGCTTCAGAACGTGGATACATCAAAGCTATCGATGACCGAAAAATTATCGTGGATTCACCGCATAAAGCGTTGAACTACTGCTTGCAGGGAAACTCTGCAATTCTGGCAAAACGTTGGATGCTTATCAACCAACACAACATTAAACAACTAAAACTATGCTGTTCACAACTAGCATTTGTTCATGACGAATTACAATTCGAGTGTGCTCCCGAGCACGCAGCAGATCTATGTTCATCCTTGGTACTT